CTAAAGCAACAGCATTTCCAAACGATTCAGAGGATCGTTATGAAGGTATGCTAGTTGTTCGTTCAGAACTAAAGAGCATGTGCAGTCATCATCACCAACCAGTTAGCGGAACAGCATACATTGGTATTATTGCCGCTGAGAAACTTATTGGTCTTAGCAAGTATACACGTATTGCACAGTGGTGTGCTAGACGCGGTACGCTACAAGAAGAACTTGCAAATGATATTGCACGAGAGATTCAGAAAGCAACAGGTGCAGAACACTTAGGTGTTTATATTCAAGCAACACACGGATGTTGTGAGAATCGCGGCATTATGGCACATAGTAGTTTAACACAAACAACTGTACTTAAAGGTGCGTTCAAGGATGACTCAGGTACAAAGAAAGAGTTCTTTGATAATATTAAACTACAACAGGAATTTGCCTGCTAAATGAGTAATCTTGTTGCATTAGGATGTAGTTATACATACGGACAAGGTTTAGAAGATTGTCTAAGGCCTACTACTACGCCTAGTAATCTTGCTTGGCCAAGTGTGTTGGCAAGTTTATTAAATTTAAAATGTAAAAATTTAGCAATTCCTGGTGCAAGTAATAAACTTATTTGGTACAAAGCAATACAAGAAAAATTCAACAAAGACGATATTGTTGTATTTTTATGGACACATTTAAATAGAAGTAGTATTATAAGAGAAAACAGAACTGTTCTTAATATAGGTCCTTGGTCTAAAGGAAATATTGAAAAAACTTATTATAAGTTTTATCATAATGAATATCAATCTAATCTAGATCTTAATATGCGTATGAGTCAAATTGCGTTTTATCTTGACAAACAAGGAATTAGAAACTATCATACATTAGCAGTAGATAAAGAAGTTGAAATTATGGATTTTAATCAAGCAAAGATCTTAAAAACTAGTTTTCACACAATAAGAGGAAAACACGGTCTTTCTTTAGACAGCGGACATCCAGATAGCAAAGCACAGAATGAGTTTGCTACTTCTTTGCATAACGAAATAAAGGAGATACACAATGAAGCTGCGATACAGTGAAGCTTTTTACAGTGTTCAAGGCGAAGGCAAATATGTAGGAGTACCTAGTGTATTTTTGCGCACATACGGATGTAACTTTCGTTGTATGAATTTTGGCTTAGGCAAAGGTGAGCCTATGCGAGACGAAAAATTAAAACAAGGCATTAAACATAATCCAGAAGTTGCAGATCTTATTGCAAAAGATATACATAATAGTGTAGAGAACTTCGAAGACTTGCCTATTATCCACACAGGTTGCGATACATATGCAAGCATTTACCCTGAATTTAAAAAATTTATGAAAGACAGGACTATAGATGAAGTTGTCGATCATTTATTAAGTCTAACTCCTGAAGGTAAGTGGACTTTAAAAAATGGGCAGGACGTCCATTTGATTTTAACCGGCGGTGAACCTTTGTTAGGATGGCAAAAGTTATGGCCAGAGTTATTTGAACATCCTAAAATGGAGGATTTAAAAAATGTTACTATTGAAACAAATGCAACTCAAACTCTGCGAGATGATTTCTACAACTATCTCAACGATCAGAATAGAATTAACTTCACATTCTCATGTAGCCCAAAGCTCACCGTTTCAGGAGAACCTTGGGATACTGCTATTAAGCCTAGTGTTGTTCGTGAGTACACTCTCGTTGATGGTAGTGACCTTTATCTTAAGTTTGTTGTCGCTGATAACAATGATGTGGAAGAAGTTCATAAAGCAGTTCAAGAATATAGAGATGCCGGTGTCGAATGTCCAGTCTACCTTATGCCGTTGGGCGGACGCAGTGAAGAATATGTTCTCAACGAAAGGCAAGTCGCAGAGCTCTGCATGGAGCAGGGGTGGCGCTTCTCGCCAAGAATGCACATCGGACTTTTCGGAAATGCGTGGGGGACTTGAGAACGCATTTGACCCAGATGAGTTTAAAGCTGACGAACAAAGAAAACAAAAGGCAAAAACACTAGAAGAAAGAGTAAGGGAGGCAGGAGTATGACAATGTGGGAAAAATTAAAAAAAGGATTAGGTGTAACACCTAAAATTATAGAGGAAAAAGAACCAGTTGCAGAAAAGACACAGGAAGACATTCGTAGAGAAGCACTTGAAAAAGAAAAAGAGGCGGCTACTAAAAAAGGTGAGCCTTGGGTTGCTGTACTAGACACACAAGTAAATCCAGACAATATTCGTAACGGGTTCTTTGAGCTTGATTGGAACAACGAGTTTATTGAGCAATTACTTGATGCAGGATACAAAGGCGAAACAAACGAAGAAATTGTAGATGCTTGGTTTAGAACTATTGTTGTACAAATGTTAGAAGAAGATGGTATGAGCACCCAAAGAGAAATGGGATACATTAATGTTGTACCAATCGATAAAGGAAAAAGTTCTGTTTCTTAATGGTTGACATAATGCAAATTATCATTTATACTATAACAGTAATGTAAATAATAGGCAATAAAATGGCAACATATATTCTAGTTGATACTGCTAATACTTTCTTTAGAGCCCGCCATGTTGTGCGAGGCAGTTTAGATGATAAAGTAGGTATGGCACTACATATTACACTTAACAGTGTTAAAAAAGCGTGGCAAGACTTTAATGCAGATCATGTTGTGTTCTGCTTAGAAGGACGTAGCTGGCGCAAGGATTATTACGAGCCTTATAAACGTAATAGACAAGAAACTCGTGATGCAATGACGCCTGCACAGCAAGAAGAAGATACTGTGTTTTGGGAAATCTTTGACGAGTTTAAAGACTTTATAGGTACAAAGACTAACTGTACAATGATGCGTCATCCACAACTAGAAGCAGATGATTTGATTGCAGGTTGGGTGCAATCACATCCTAATGACAATCATGTTATTATTAGTACAGACGGCGACTTTGCACAATTAATTGCGCCTAATGTAAAACAATACAATGGTGTACAAAATGTAACTATTACACACGAAGGTTACTTTGATGACAAAGGTAAGCCTGTTGTAGATAAGAAAACAGGTGAGCATAAGCCTGCGCCTGATCCTGCATTTATGTTGTTTGAAAAATGTATGCGTGGTGATACTAGTGATAACGTTTTTAGTGCATATCCAGGTGTGCGTAAGAAAGGCACAAAGAACAAAGTTGGACTTATTGAAGCCTTTGAGGATAAAAGCACTAAAGGCTACAACTGGAATAACATGATGCTACAGCGTTGGGTTGATCACGAAGGTGTAGAACATCGTGTACTAGACGATTACAATCGTAACGTAACACTCTGTGATTTATCTGCACAACCTGCAGAAATTAGAGAGATAATTAATAATACTATTGCAGAAGTAGAACCTAAAAGTATTACACAGGTTGGTATGAGACTTATGAAGTTCTGTGCCAAGTGGGATATGCAACGTATTGCAGATCAGGCAGCTACTTTTGCAGAGCCCTTACAAGCGAGATATCCTAATGGCAATTAATGCAAAAGAAATATTAAAAAATAAATTTTGGATTGTAGAATCCGAAGGTGAACGTGTAGGAACTTTAAGTATAAATGAAGAGCATCAATATATGCTTTCAAATTCTACAGGAACACGCTTCTTTAAAAATGTTAAACAATTAAAAAAACAATTAGGTACAGAAATTTCTTGGACTAGTACTAGTGATGAAAAAATTATAGATCTAGAAAAAGAAGTACATAATTATCCTACAAGTTGTATACCTTACAACCCAATGTTTGACGTAAAAAGAAAACTAGCATTATTTACTAAAAGTGAAAAATCTAAAAGTTTATATTGTGCAGGATACTTTATCATTCGTTTTGAAAAAGGTTGGGTTAAAAGTTTTTGTCCTAAACTAATTACAGTTGAACGTTATGAAACAAAAGGTCCATTTAAAACTGAAATGGAAATGCGTCAGGAGTTAAGTCGTGCCAACCGTTGAACCTTTAAACACATTACCGATACAGCAGTTTATTAATTCAGTAAAAAGTGCTGACGCTAGTAAACAACGTGAACTAAAACTTAATATAGATGTTGCCAAACGTTTAGCATTTACATTAGGAGAAGTTATGGCTAGACTAGAAGGCGATCTAGAAAAACTAATAAAAGAAAATTCTGGCGGCAACGAGCCAATCTCTATACAACTAGGTAGTACTAAAGCTGACTGGAGCGAATAAACTACGTAGATAACTGTCAAAAGAGATAAATATATGCGTACTTTATTAAAAGGAAACATATATGAGCAGACCAAAACCAATAGTCCTTCTTGAAAACATAGATAAAAAAACCTATAAAAGCGATCAAGTTTTAAAGGCGGAAGCTATCTGGGCTGTATTCTATCAAAATGAACCTTTCAATTTAAAAAGTTCAAATGTTTTAACCAATTACCCCGGACCTAAATATAAGAAAACTAGTTTTTCAAATCCGGGTCACGCACACAATCTAGCAAAAAAGTTAAACGATTCATTTAGTTGTAAAGATTTTTCTGTAGTAAAAATGACTACAGGTGAAATAGTAGATGAAGAATGAACTGGAAAGAAACATACACAAAACTTTTTCTTAAACAATTAGATAAAAGTATAGATGAAGCTACTGTTAAACAATACATGCCCTTATGGTGGAAGAACGTCAGGACTAAGGCAAACGGCGGACTGAGGCTTACAGAAGATGGCTACAATATTTTAAAAGAAATAGAAATAGAAACCTATGATATACCTTATCCGACCGATATGCCTCTCACTACACAAGTAATAATATTTTTAGATCAATTTATAGACTGTCCCTACTTTCTTACAAATAGAAGTATAATTGTAACTAACGAGAAAAAAGCAGTAGAATTAACACTTTTTAGCGGTGATATCCGTAAATATGGCTTAATAAAAGCCATGGCAAGATCAAAAAAATTGTAAAAAACGGTTGACTTTTCCTACAGAGATGCTATTATATATACATAGTTAGAAATAACTGGCACTAAAGAAACAATGAGGAATATAATATGTCTGATGTACGCACCGTAACACCAAACGCTGCAAAAGCAAGCGTTAAATTTGCACTTACTAAAAAACGTCCTATTTTTATTT